CACAAATTGACAAAATCATCAATTTCATCATTGCCACAAATAAAATTTTGCAGTAATAATGAATAATCAGAAGTTAGTAAGTGCTGAGTATATTTAATATCTTTACCATACATTTTTATTTATTCTTATCTTTTTTAGTGTGTAATTCAAATCTTTCTATTGCTTTTGAAAAAGCTGTTTTATCAGTTTCTCTAAAAAAATCTTCTGTTTTTGAAGGTGCCACTTCAAATGGGAAATTTACTGATCTCGCTAACATAGCCATACTCCCATCCTCCTTATTTTTATCACACTTACTGCCATCTTCCTCTATAGCCATATTATACCACCTCACGTAATTTTTTGTCATTATTTAGCATAAAAATTACACAAAATTTGTCAAAAGATAATAGCAAGAATACATATTTTATATTATAAATATAATTAATTCTTATATATAATAATATTATTATAAAAAATTTTACTTTTATCCCAATTTTGTGTTAAATAGTGTAGAATAGTTTACGTAGAGTGTTGTATTTGTTTCAACCAAGTACATTAGCAAGCCATTTTACGTAAACTTGTGAGCAAAATATATAAAAGGAAAGGAGTTCATGTGAATAATAGAATTTACGTTATAATAATGTTCCTTCTTGCAATATATCCTGTTGCAAAAGACATTATTATTCATTTAATGATACATAGGTAACAAATTTAAAAGTGATTCCTTTTTGATATATTTGTTTTATAATTACCAAAAAATTTCCCAGATTTTTTGACTCACGTTTCTACAAAAGCATTTTATATATATAAAGTAAAGAAGTTAGAAAATTTTCAAAAAGGTATTGCTTTTTACTAAAATCCCATGTATAATGAAATTATCGTAAATTCTACTAAACGTAACTCTTTTACGAAACACATGGTAGGACTGGGAAACTATCATAAAACTATCTTTATTTTTATTAATTCTAATTCAGAGAAAAGCACTGAAGTATTAATTTCAATGCTTTTTTCTGCGTTTATAGACAATTTAAATAGCTTCCAGATACCCATCTTTTCTTAATAATTTTCTTATGTAGTCTAACCCTTTTTTAGTCACATATGTAACAGAACGAGTTTTACCATCATGGCAAGGGGTCTCCTTAACCGCAAATTTATCTTCTTTACGAAATCTTTCATATGGCACATTTACATTATCGTGATAAAACAAAACTTTTTTACCTCTAAGATAAGAAAACAGGGTGTATTCACCTATTTTTAATTCTTTAGCAACCGTATTCATACTCATAAGTCCTTCAGTATTCATAAGGTCATCATAAAATTGTTGAAGTTCTTTATTTTTCTCATATAATTCATTGAATATTTTAGTTTTTAAATCATCTGAAAATGATGCAAAATAATAATCAACTGTTTTCTGCTCATCTTTGATAGCAGCACCAGTAAGTCGAATAGATTTAAGATATTTTTTAATTTCCCTTTTCATTTGTTTTGCTATAGGTTTACGAGATTGCATACAAACTTCATATAAACCATTTTCTGTAAGAAACCATGCTTCTGTCTGATAATTTGAACCACTCGTACAAAATTTACGAGAGGTTTTTTCATCATCGTCTACTGATTTAATCATTTTACTTACATTTGATACTGAATACTCAACCCATTCCGCTACATCTTTTGCTAAAAATAATGGATATTCAATACTTCCATATAATTCAATTTTCTTTCCAAGAATTTCTGTTTTTGCAATTACTTTTAACGCTTTTTCTTTTGACATTTTATTATACCTCCATATAAATATTGTAAAATCAATTTGGAGCGTATATAATAAAAATATGCGCTCATGCTATCATATATATGTGCGACATATTTGGTACTACTAAGTTGTCCAGACTGGAGTAGTACCATTTTATTTTTTTAATTTTTCAAGAAAATTAGAAGCTTTCATATCAGTTCTTAAATATTCTTTTATGATTGATTCCATAAATCCTTGAATACTTACACCATCTTTAATTGTTTTTAATTTTAAAGCTTGATGCAAATCATCTTGTAATCGCACAATTATTTGTTTAATAATTACACCTCCTATCAAGTTATCTTGATAGTATGATAGCATGAATACTTTCCATTGTCAATACTAAAATAGAAAATTTATGAAATTTTACATACAAAAAAGAGCAGGGGAGATATCCTACTCTTTAAATTTATCTTGATTTATATGTATTAAATTGAAATATTATTATTGTTGTTATCATTGAGAAAAATATTTGTTGATTTTAATTCACTATTATCATGTTGAGTTTTTATTTTATTATCAATTATTTTAAAATATGTAATTTTTTTATATTCTTGACCTTTAATAAACTGATATATATTTTTATCATTCTTTGTTTTTACTATATATGATATAGGAGAATATTCATTTGACGAATCTCTTTCTTTTCTTAAAAAAAGATGCATAATGGATTCTTGATTGTCTTTACACATTAAAAAATCTGCAATAATAGTTGTAGGTGGAAATACTCGATATTGATAAAACTTTAAAATTTTACAATTATTAAGCATGTCAAATATTTTATTAAAATATAATAATTTTAATTCTATATTTTTAAATCCCTTTTTATTATATTTTTTTAAGAAATTATAAGTTAATTTCAATTTTTTTATTTTATTATAACCTTTTAACCCTAAATAATTTTTATCATTTATAACATGCTGAATTCCTAATAAATGGCATAAATTTTCTTTATAAAATTTAATCTCAATATCTATTTTGTTATTAAGCTGATATTTGAAAATTTTATCACATAAATAAGTTTCATAATATAAACACAATTTATCTAATGGTATTAATCTTTTATCCATATATTCTCCAATAAAAATAAGCCATGAAAAACCATGGCTTATTGCGAATAGCAGATTAGTTTTCCTACCCTAATCAGGTCAACTCCTATATATATTTGATTCCCTATAGGAAGGGATGGCATGGCTATTCATTTACACACCAATATTTATAATTTCTTTTTTTTAATATAATATACAATGTTTATTGGCTTACATTGCGAAAAGCATTTGTCTCATACAATGTAGTTAGATGCACATTGTGAAGCATATTTGTCTCATACGATGTTTTTTGTCCTACATCGAGAAAGGTAGAAATCTTCAATGATTTCTTACTATTATTATATACGTTTTATCAGAAAATGTGTATAACAAAAACATACAAATTTTATACTTGAAAATACAAAAAATGACGTAAATCAGATTCATATTTTTGTATTTCAACCTTTACTTGTTCTAATTGTTCTTCCAAAGATAATGATTTTTTTCTTCCTCTTGCCATTATAATTCACTCCTAATTAATAAATAAATATTCTACAATAAATCATTTATTTTCACAATTAGAGTATCACCATATTAAACAATTGTAAACATAAAAATTATTATCTTTCCTTTCAACCTTCGACAATTATAAAATATAATTTTTCTAAAAATTAATTTAATATCTAAATAATATACTCGCTATTAATATATTATTCTGTCACATAAGCATCCGATAAAAAGACACTTTTAATTTTAAAAACCATATTTCTATGGCACACATCGTAAAGATTATATCAATATAGCAAATTAATATAACCACTATACAATAAAAGTAATCATAATAAGGCTTATGATTACTCCGAGGTTGGGTAGTCTGTGAATATGAATTCTATTAAGAAATTTTATCCTGTGTTTGCAGTTTATATATTTCAACTAAAATGTTAGAATCCGTACTGCTGATTGAGTTCTGTTATTACAACATAGTTATTAATTTTTTAAACCATTCCCATTTAATATTACTATTTCCGTTTTGGTATTAATAACTTTCCCTGTCCCAGCAAAGTAAGATTAATAACTTACCAATACACCTCTGAATATAATAAAATCTTTAAAAACTCCCGTCATATAAGATTGTTTATAACGCCAATATGTTATATTCTTTCTTATAATAGCCCAAATCTGTGATTTACAATTATACATCAAGCCAAATTTTTAAAGACACCAATAGCAGCTATCCCTAATATAGCTGTTTTTAATCCACCAAATCTTTCTATAAGATTTGATACAGCAATTCCAATATCAGTTAATCCTTTTAAAAAGCTAGAATCTAAAGATTTCGTCCATATTGAATCCCATATTGCTCCAAGTTCTTCAACTTTACCTTGTTCACTATCTAAATATTTATTTTGATTTTCAAGACTTACTCCGGCTGAATCATCTGCTTTTTTTACTAAATTGGAATACTCTTGCCAGCCATTCATAAGGCTATTCATTACATTTACTTGACGAGTGCCTGAAAGGTTAAAACTTATGTTACTTTTTTGCACATCATTGAGAGAAGACCATTTTTTAGCTAAGTCTCCCATTGTATCATCAAAATTCCTAAATTCACCATCACTTGAACGAACCTGTATTCCTACAGCTCGTAATGACGCTTCTGCCTTAGACAAATCTTCATCCATTGTACCAGCAGCTTTAGATGCTTTTGTTGTTCTTGTAATAATAGTTTTAAGAGCGTTACCAAGTTGACTTCCTTCAAGCCCAGTTTTTTCAACAAGTACACCAATCATACTAGCATAACTACTTAAATCAATTCCTGCCTGTTTTGCAACACTACCAGATTCAGATATAGCATCTGACACTTGCTTAATTCCATCCGATTGTTATTAACCCATAGCTTTTTATCTATGGCTCTGGAGGTTTCCCTCATTTTCATCAATTGGTCATTTCCAACTCAGTCTAGCATATATTTTCACCCTCGTTTAACGTTAGGTTTGTGGTGACTAACCAACTCAGAATAAGCTATACTTATTCGTGCAAACCACTCTTGGGTGCATTTTTGTATTCCTCAGCACCTATGCGTTACAGAAATAACCTACCTTTTACATTAGATTATTTTCCTCGATATTAATTTGCTATTTTATCAATAATTTCATAATAATAACCATCATGACACTTTCCATCAAATAATTTATTTCTTGACTGTATAAGTTTAAAACTTCCATATGATTTATATTTTATAGGAATATTATTATCATTTATGTATTTATACATTTGTCTTAACGAATACCATTCACCCAACTTATTCATATTAAAATCACTTAATATATACTTATATTTACTTTTTGTTTTCGTCCTTTTTAATTCAGCTTCTTTACTATGACTTAGTAGTCTCGCCTTTTCAATATTTATTTCTCCATTTTTAATCATTCTTTTTCTTGTTTCACTCATTTTTTCTTTTGAAGCTTTCGAATGACCGCCTTTTATATGCATTGGATTATTGTCTCCAGACATAATTACTGACATATATCTTTTTGTCTCAGGATGTGATTCCCAATACTCTTTATTAGCTTTATTAATGTGATTTTGAATTTGTGGTAGATTTCTTCCACCTCTACCACCTTCCTGTTGGTTATATCCATAATTACAATCAAGCGTATTATACTTATTTATATAATATTTTTCATATTTGTTTAATTCATTTTTATCATTACAAAAATATATTGTATAAACTTTAAAATTATCAATTCCATATTTTTTTATAGAGTATTTTAAATGATTATTACACGTATTTTTCTCAATATTTCCTCTATATCTTCCATTTATAATATCCTTGTTTATGGTTTGCCCTATATATTTTTTATTATTTAATTTATTTTCTATACAATATATTTGTCCATAATATTTTTCTTTATTGTTCAATATAACCTCCTAATATTTTACGAAGGTTATTATTTATTGATAAATAGTTTAATCTTCACCGATTTTGGTTTGAGTTCACTAACATATTTCTATGTTAAGCAGCAATTAGTTTACTGAAGTCATGTTGCATACTTTGGCTAACACTCTGAATGATATCTGAAATATCCATTAATTGGTCTTCAGTCATATCAAATTGATTCATTATAGATAATAAAGATTTTGAAGTATCAGTTGTACTCATCCCTGTTACATTACTTAATATAACAGAAGCTTGAGATTTTTTAAGAATTTCTTCCATACTAGTATTTGCATTTGCATATATTTGTACAGCATTTAACACATTTTTTGCAGAAGTTCCCAAATCTTTTGCCATTTGGACAGAAGATACTCCTAAATTTTTAAGATTTTCACTTGTAAATCCCGTTGTATAAGAAACATTAGTTAAAGCAGCATCCAAATCTTTAACTGTTTGAACACCATTTTTTATACTTCTAAACGCAGTTGCAATTATGCCGCCAAGAACCATCCAAGATCCCATTTTATAAGCATTATTCATTAATTCGCCAAAAAAGGTTCTTGAAAGCATATCTGCTTCTTTCATGTTTCCTTTAAAGGCATTAAGCTGTGCATTTGCTTTTGTCAAATCTATTTGTTTTCCAGATATTGCAGCTTTTTCAAAAGCATTGGAAATATTATTTATTTCTGTTGCATTTTCTTTTAAAGCAGTAGGTTTTAATTGTCTTAAAAAAGCTTGGAAACTTCCTGCTGCCCCTTTAGCACGATTAGAAACAATCTCCATAGAATCTGACATCTTTGTTATATTAGTCTCATTAGATAATTGTTTTATTTTACTATTTACAACATCTAATGTAGCGCTAAATTGCTTATAATTAGCAATTAATGCATCATCAGTAGTAGAGTTGCCTAATTGCGTCTGTAAAGATATTAATTTTTTAAATTCAGCTTCTAATTCAGTAGTCGTATTTGATAATTTTTTATATTGTAAAGTTGCATTTGAAACATTTGTATCTACTTTTCCAGAAGAAATTGACGTTTTAATATTATTTACTAATGCTGATTGTTTTTCTTGCTCTTTTTCAATTTGAGTATAATAATCTCGCATTTTAATCAATTCAGTATTAGTTGCAGTTAAATCTTGAACAGATTCTTTAAAATTTCCTTGCCAATATTTATGTTGATTTTTTTCTTGTAATACATTTAGTTTCTCTTGTTCTCGTTGAATTTGTTTTATTGAAGTTAAAACATCTGAAGTAGAAACATTTATCTTTAATCCAGATAATATTTTTTGTAATTCAATAGCATAGTTTTTCATTTCTTGTGTAGCAGTTGCTTTCTCTATTACTGGATTAATTTTTATTTTTTTTTTACTTAATTCTTGTTCAAGCTTTTTTAGATCATTAATTGTTGAACTTGTATCTAATTTTGCTATAATTTTTGCTACAAATTGACTATCCAATAAAAATACCTCCTCTCATTTTTATACAATAAAAAAGAACCATCTTACCTAACGATAAAACAGTTCTTTCATCCATCCATTTATAAATTAAATATAAGTTACAGTTAAACCAATACCTTTTAATAATTCTCCAATACATTTACTAAATTCTCCATTATTAAGTTTTTCCATCGAATCATCCCAAAACTTATACTTGCTTCTATATTTATCACTTACTATACCGTGATAACCACTATTGATAATTCTAATAATTTCAAGTCCATTATCTGAATAATCTAAATCCCAAGTATCAATATAAACCATAGCTTGATATCCACCATTAATAGGCTGAACTTTTGTTCTAATACATGAGTCTAAAAAAGAATAAGTCCTATCATATTGTTGAGGAGTATATTCAACATAATAAGCCATTATAAAATCATCAATAAGTTCTTTAACTATATTAGTAGCTTTATCACACACTTGTTTACAAACTTTATTCATCTGAGCATTTAATTGTGTCATTGATGTTATTGTTTTAATCATAATTATTTTTGAACCTTATCTTTATTCTCCGTACTTTTAATATTTTTTACAATTTCACTTATATATTCTTCTGGTAAAACATCTTTCATTTTTTCTGCCAAATCTAAAATAATAGAAGCATCAACATTCCCATTAAAACCGTTTTCAATAAAATCAACAAATTTTGTAATTTTATCAAGAAGTAATACTTCCTGTATAAGTTTAGCTTTTTTTAATTCTTTCATTTCTTTTATATGCTTAAACATTTAAATCCTCCATAACAGCAGTTATATTCTTGTATTCTTTAAGAAATTTTCAATATCATATTTATAATTAACACGTATTTTTTCATTTTTAATTTCTATTGGGTTCATTTCTAAAATGTCATCAATATTTATAGATTTTTTAGATAGGGAAGAAGTATATGTAATAAAATCTTTTATAGAAACAAAAAATGTACGATTATTATTACTTCTAAAATTAAAAACAAAACCAAATATGCCAATATGTTTTGACCATTTTTTCAATCCTTCTATTTGACATTTCTTAATCATGAAAGTTTGCTTTTTATCTTTATCTTCAAAATCTTTTCGCCAAAAAGAAAAAGACGTACCTTTAGTAGATTTTAATTCTAATCCATAAAAAGTACGACTTTTATCATCAAATATAATAAAATCACATTCATTATGTGAAGCAAATCTTGTATTTTCTCCACCTGACCACGAAGCAGCATTATCATTTAATCGCTTAACCAGACATGTGTTAGGAAAGCTTTTTATAAAACATTGCTCAAATTTTTTTCCTTCGTTTTTTATTTATTTTCACTCCAAACTATTAAGAAATTATTAAGTTAACTTATATTTACACCATAATTCATATGCTTTTTTACTTGATTGTTTATCAAAAACAAATACTAAATTATTTTTTGACCAAAATAAATCAATCAATGGAATATTATGTTTAATATACATTCCAGCTTGTTTAGTATTTACTATATTTACTACATTTTCAAGTTCATACCATTTATGAAACATTTCTGAATATTCTTTTATAATTTTCATCTCCATATTTTAAATTAATAAAGTAAAAAAATGGACTACACTTATATCAAAAAAATAACAGTGATATAAACATAGCCCATTCTATACTTAAATTAATCACTATTCATTTTTATCTTAATTAGATATAATATTTTCATTATCCATAATTTCTTCAATAACATTTTTTATCTCTATTAAAAAATTTTCATATCCAGTTAAATCTACATTCAATAATTCATTTTTTGCTTCATCCTTTGTTATTCTTTTATTCGTATAATTACTAATGATTAAAAAAATTTTATAATGTTCAATTGTATCTACTACTGAACGCCACGGTGTAAAGCTTTTCATTTGTTGACATGATTTACAAACATGATATTTTTTACCACATATTGCACATACTGCATTTAATTCTTTTGACATTTTAACCTCATATAAATAAGAGGGTAATTTAATAATTACCCTCTATATAATATCAATCCTGAGCAACTATAATATTAAATAATTTAGCCGAATTATTACAATATTCTTTTTGTAACTTATATGTAGCAGAATGTTTACTATCTGATTTAAGCCCAATTTCTACACTAGACGGATCAATTTGTGCTCTAGGACACTGAATAACACCTGCATATACAGTATTTGGATTACATTTATCATGGAATATTGCATGAATAAGAAGTGATACAACCATAGGAACACCATCTGTTGCTTTTCCTACACTAACAGCAGTAGAAGACTCTCTATTATATTGTACAAATGCTTGACCTGTTGTACCTTCTGGTAAGGTAATCTTTTTTGAAGCAGCATCAATAGTAAAAAGACCATCGCCAGCAGTTGCAGACACAGTATAGGTTGCACCAAATTCATCATCATTGCTAATGATTTTTACAAAACTAACTTCTGCTCCAGTCGTTCCTACAGGAACATAATGAAGTGTTACTGTAGCATCTGAAGCAATATCAATAATTTCTGAAACTGGAACTAATATTTTATTTACATCGTCTGCTATTACTTTATCTGAGCCAAATTGACTTGATGCCAAATCAAGGGACAAAAGAGAATTAGTAAAACCAAATGTACCGGCTTGATTCTTATAAAAAGTACATATTTCTGCACCCATTGCATCTTGAACTGTCGTTCCATCAGCAGTAGTTTTTAAACTAGGATCTTCAATTTGAGAATATCTATGAAGTAATTCATTTGTACTTAAATCATATTCTTCAACTGCTCTAATTTTTTCAAGAACTAACTGATTAGGATTAAAAGTTGACATATTATTTCCTCCTTAATTTATTTTTAATAACAAAAAAAAGAACTCTCAATCGAGTTCTCCACACCAATCTAATTGTTTTTTATCTATATCTTCTAGTTTTATTCCAAAACCAGAATATCCACTTTGTAATAATAAATTAGCATACTTTATCTTTTTAACTCTCTTAACAGAATCAATAAAAGCTCCAATTTTCATATTCCAAACTTCTGAATAATTATATTTAAATTCTGTACAATTTATCATCGTAGAAATTAAATTTTTTAATATAGAATGAGTTTCTTTATTTTTATTTTTCAAATAATCATTTCTATCATCTTCGATTAAAATTCGTTTTGTACTTTCATTAGCTGGCAATTTTGAATTACGTTTTAAACCATGTATTTGACGAATTATGCTAATCATAATCGTATATATGTAATCATTAATTACAATTTTATTTTTTTCATCAAATAAAAAAATTTCTGTAACATCATTTTTAGTTTTTTGAAATAATTTAAATTTTCGTAAATCTATATCACCAAATACAATTGACGTTTGTTTTTGGTTAAACATTTTACAAATCATTCCATAAAACAATTCAAAATCAGATATTTTAGTGTAATCTACGCCTTTATCCCATAGTTGCCATTTCATATCTGCTCCAACAGATGTTAATCCATAAATTAATTTCCAATAATTAGATTCACCATATTCACATATTTCATCTAATGTGGGTTGATGAATAGAAATATCCTTTGTTACAATAAAATCATTTCCACGATATATTTTTAATTCATCATTGTAAATTAAATTTTCCCTATGTATCACCTCCCACAAAAGGAGTTATTAACATCTATTGTTGTAAATATCATTCTACGATATAAAAAATTATCATTATATGTACCTTCAGTATTACTATTTAAAATTAATTGATTATAAACTCCCGGTATTGTTTGACCATTAAACTGCAAATCTAACAACTTTGAAATATAATCATTTCTATCATCTGTAATTCCTGGAATTTCATTTTCCTCTAAATCCATATGATCATTATGAGAATATATCCATATTTCCAATGTAGGTGTTATATATGTTCCATTACTATCTCGCTTATTTGTATGTACCATAACAGTAATAAAAGTCATAGTGGTGGTTATAGTTTTTGGATTTTTATTATATCGAAAAATATGTGTATTAACTAAATCAGATGGGGCATTACAATCTGTTGCCCCAATAGCCGTAACTATTGCATCATTATTTATTATAGTTTTTATTACTTTATCTTTAAGAGAAGATATCAATGAACTATTCGCCATATTTTTTCATCATCTCCTTAATTTGAACCTCTCATCACTAAAGTGACGAGATTCCTACTTCGCAGAACTTGCGTCTATACTAGCACGTCTTATGTATTCTCCATAGGCTATCCCCGTAGTTCCTACGGTTCTATGTTTTAGGCTACTCTAATTCGTAGTCCTTCATTTAATATATTAATTGCTGCATTCAATTCATCCCACGTCTAAAGACATGGGTGTTCTTGAATTTTTTATAAATTCAATATAAAGATACTATTGTAACAATTATTTCAATAGGTTCAGCAGAATTATCATTAGCTTCAAGTTTTAATTTTAAAGTTTGTCCTATTAAACCGTCATCATCAACACCAACAGTAATCTCATTTGTACCATATACAATATTTAATTTATCCTCAAAATCACAAGTAATTGTCCATTTTGGTGTCAAAGTATTAACTATGTTTCCATCCGTATCTTTAAATACAGCAGTAAATACACGTTTTGAACCAGATGGAATAGTTTTTTTTGAACAATCAATATATGATAAATACGATAAATCTGTAGTTTCATTTGTATCCGGCGTAGTAGGGGAGATATAATCACATAACATTAAATCTGGTCTATCAGTATTTAAATTTTTCTGAGTTTCTTTAACAATTATCTCTATGTATCCATGTCCATCTTTAACATATTCAGTATTATTAACTGAAATTATTTGATACGGAGTAGGAGAGACAGAATAATTATCAATAAACAACCGTTTATCATTTCTTAATTGAACAGTATCCGTATCATATGGAATAATTAATTTTAATTCATCTATACCTATTTGAACTACAGAACTTTCTTTAACTCCGATATCACTTGAATTTTCTGTTATTATCCAACGTTGAATAATATCTCCTGATGAATTTTGCCATTTTAATTGATAGTTACATTGCTGCATAATACCTTTTGTGTATATTGTTTTATCTAAATTTAAATCTATAACTATCCATTTAGTATTAAAACAATCAATTATATCTCCAAGATTTAAATCTTCATTAGGAAATGCTGTAATCTTTTTTTTATCATTATCTTTATATTTAGAAATAACAAATCTTTGACTTATATTATTTCGTAAAACATCGTCATGAAAGTCTAATGAATTATTAAATGTTTTAATTATATGTTGTTTTAATGTATATATTTCAGATTCTTTTTTGGTTAATGTAACTGTTCCATTATAAGCATTATTTATTTTTTTATAATATGTAATATCTAAACTCATATAACCACCGCCTATAATGGAAAATCCAACGTTTTCAATTTTCCAGTTAATCTATCCTTACTTTGATATCCATCAATTGCATCTATATTATCTTTTTTGACTTCTTCCAACATAGACATAAATGATGTTCTTTCATTTGCAGGGGATAGAACTGTTTTTAATTCAGATGCTGTAAAATAAGGTGAAAACGCTGTTAGTTTAGCAATATCTTTAGTAAGAAACATTTCAAACATTAAATTAGCAATTAAATCAATTTCTCCATTTGTAGCATCAACATTAATTACTTCCAATGTATCGTCATAATCTCTAAAATCAACATCTGGAGTACATTTTAATGTTAACTTAGCAATGGCTTCTTTTAAATATACTTTAGCTCGCTGTTTAGCTAAAGATAACGATTCTTCATCCGTTAAATTGTAATAATTAAAAAATTCTGTATTTTTCTCAACTTTATCAAAAAATACAGAATAAAACTTATCATATGATGTTGACAAAATTTTCACCTCCAATATTATTTATCCGTTGAAGGTTTACCTTTCTTTTTAGTAAGATTTGCCTTACCGTCATTATCCTGACTTTCTTTTTCTTGCGCTTTAGTATTTTTAGACTGCATTAACTCAGTCATCATTTTTTTCATTTCAATCAATTGATTTTTTAAACTTTTTACTTCTTCGGTTTCTATTTTTGTAGGCATAACATCTTTGGAACGAAGAACTATTTGTGATTTTAAAATTCTATGCTGGAACTCTTTATGCCTAGCTTCAATAATATTAATAACTCTATTAGATAAATCATAGCTATTTGAATTTTTAATTTTTACTAAAATACCCCTTACTCTTTCAAAAGTAGTATTATCTTTAATATCTATAATTCTTTGAAGTCCTTCCATTGTAGGATTTAATAAAATATTTTCAATCTCTTTATTTGTTAAAATTTCTTTCCAATTGGATATTTTTAATTCGTTATATATCTCTTCTTGTTGGTCTTCTTTAAAAAATAATAATCCTGTTCTAAAAGCATTAGACTGACTGTTAATATACTCAATATCAGAATATGGCATAGGATTTAATGATGGAATATCATCAACCGCTGGTTCAAACACATATGTTCTTGAACTTGCAGGGGCAATAACAGAAAATTCATTATAATTTAAAACAGATATTTTATTGTCAATTTGTTTTTGTGTCAAATTAAAATTCATCCTTTCAAATATAAGGTAGAGTATTAACTCTACCTTATTATATTTTTTAATTTATGTATTAAGCTGTAAATGTAATTTTAGCTACTTTGTCAGAATAAGTAATTACTGTTCCATACTCATATCCTGTAATTTTAAGATTAAATTTTTCTTTATTATTATCAGCAGTCTGATATATACGTAAATCTCCACGCATATCAAGATTACCAATTTTTCCAGCAACACCAAAAATTCTTTTATCAGGTACAAGTAAAGAACCATCAGATGCTTTCTTTGCACCTGATATACCAGAAATCAACATTCCCCCATATTCTTTTACAAGACCATATCTGTTATAATCATCTTTCATAGAATCACTCATAAAAGAAGTATATCCAGCGATATTAGCTATTTGCTGAGCATATTTATTAAGAGAAAAACTAAATGGAGTATCTCCATTATCAGCATGATCAATCACATATAAAGCAAGTTTATCCATAGATGTTTTATCAACAGATGAACCAGTAATAGCAAAAACCTGATCCGATCCAGCAACTGCTGTATCAAGAATATTAAATACATCAGAAATCATAGCATTTTTTAATGATTCCTGTGCAAAAGTAGTTAATTGGGCAATAGACTTATAACCATTACGACGTAAATCAGCATAAGAAATTTCACACTCAATTTGCTTATGTTTCCACGTTGGTTTAAGTGCCTGTACATCTATATAACTCTTATAAACATTACCGCCTTTTGCTGCATCATAAGCTTTAAGAGTATTTTTAGGAGCTACATCTATAACTTCATCGTCAAATTCTCCAATGCTGCCCCTGTTAAACATAGTAGAAAGTAATGCATCTGGCTTATCATAAACTTCAGGCTGTATAGTTTTTAAAATAAAGCTTGCAATTTCATTATCTCTGTCTAATCCTTTTTTACCTATTTCTTTTGCCCATGCATCAACAATTGTAGAAATCTCTTTTTCATCAGAAGAAAGATTCCTTTTATATTCAACTTTAGATGCCCAATCATACATTTGTCCATCTTTATTCATCAGTTCTGCAATTTCAGTTTTTACAGACATATCAAATACCTCCTTACATTAAAAAAAGAGCTACATAATACATAGCTCTTTTTCTTCCATTACTAATTTAGTTTTTATTTATTAAGCAACTGTATGTGCTTCTACAACTTCAAAAGCAGTTAATGCATGTCCTGCATCATCATATGATCCACGAGAAACAAGATAAGCAACATTTCCTGTAGTTGCAGCTTTAATTTTTCCATCAGTATCAACAATAGCATATGTACCATCCGCAATAGTTCCAGTAACTTGGTCATCTGCAAAAATTTCTCCAATTGCATATTTTACAAGTACAACTTTTTCTCCAGCAGTAATTTTTTCAAAAATATCATCATAATCAGAAATTTCTCCACGTATAGAATCAAGACCAGTTGGAATCTGTTCTTTAGTTACAAAGAAAATTCCTTCACCTGTTGCAACAGAAGGAAGAATAGCATTTTCTCCAGATTTTTGTACTCCCATTCCACGAACCATATCCACATCTGCTGCATATGTTGCAATCGCAACTTTATCACTTGCCATTAAATTTCTTAGCATTATCATTTACCTCCCCATATTTTTAATTATCTAAATATGACTTCATTGCAGATTTATAATCAATATTAGACTCATCTCCATTTACAATATTACCTTTTGGCATTTCTACATCTTTTTTATCATTATCATTTAATCCTGATGTTTCAATATTTGGGTTTTTATCAAGAGATTCCATAAATCTTTCAGCAATAATTGTTTTAAGACCTTTTTCATCTACATTTTCTATACAATTTTTAATTCTATCCACAGAAGATATTTCATCCTTTGAAATCAGTTTGCTTTTTAAGGCATATTCTTCAAGAGATTTACGTTTTTCAGCAAGCTCTTGTTCAATACGTTCTTGCTCTGCCTTTTCACAACTTTCTTTATAAGGAAGTAACTCAGAATTTTCTTTATTCAAATCTTGTATTTTTGTATTTGCTTCAACTAAAGAAGCATTTTGTTTTTCAATAGTTGAATTCAATTCTGCAACCGTATCATTAATTGCAGAAATAGAAACTGTAAGTTTACCATTTTGAGGATCACTTACAGTTACGACATCATTTTCAATTGTATATGTAAATATAAGCACATCTAAATCACTATTATTTTCTCTATTCCAACGTTGTACCCAACAAGTATTGCTATTTGGAATATTGGCTATTATTGAAATATCATAAACTGAAACTCCAAGTTTCTTTGCAATAGCATCATATAAAGACTTTCTAATATCACTATCTGTTAATTCTGCCTTTTCAGGCTTTTCAGATTTTTTATCCATTTTACTTGATTCCTCCTTCCATGGGCTTTCTTTTCCAAACTGTTTATAATGTTCTTCAATATGAGATTTAACTTTATCAATAATTCCTGATGGTAAATTTGTTTGATTTAACCTTGCAGCAGCATTAGCAACAGCAGCCCACACTACAGCTCCATCACTTGGACGATGATGAGGAAGTTTTAAATCTCCAAAATTAATAGGTGGCATTTCTTTAGCCCATGCATAATGTTCAGCAATATTATTTTTTTCATCATCAGATAAATCTTTCCAAGTTTTATCTGTAAAATCAGATAGAGTAGGGGCAGACCATTCTTCGTCTTCTGGCGCTTTTTTAGTAGAAATATTTTTTGGAACAACCCCATCCTTTGAAGCACTTACAGGTATTTTTTTATCTTTTTGTGACACACTCTCACCATCTTCCTTTTGTGAATTAATATTTAAAATAGATTTATTTTTTATTAAATCTTTAGAAAACGCTTCCGCTACAAGCAATTGAGAATCCTTTTGAGACATCTGAATAGCTTTTGCATCTTCACCATACGCTGGATAACTATATTCATATCCAAGTAAGCAATTTGACAAAAATATATAATCAGTTAATGTTTTTATCCCATTATCGTATTGATACGAAATTGTTTCTATTTCCCATGAAGAATAAAGTTTACCTTCGTTATATAATCTATGTACCGCATCAACAACATTTTGATTACGTTTCCATATTCTATATCTTGCAAATAAACAAGGCAATGTTTGAGTAGTGCCATTCAAATCAGTAATAACAGTATCATCTTGAATATAAACATCATAATGTGTTCCTATATTATCTGTACCAAAATAAACATTACCATCTTCATCGTAATACACTTCATGGCCTTTAAATGTTGGTTCACCTTGAGCATTAGTTGTATACTTTGCAACAACAGGCATATTAATTAACGTTTGTGCTTTATCTAATGAAGTTTCATCATATGGCAATTTTACTTTATTTAAATTAGGAGCGTCATAATAACATACTCGATTAGTAAGTTCTATGTAATTTTCATTTTCAGATAATTCTATGGTTTTACTTGAAAAACAAATACGTTCTTGATTCACTTATATTTTCACCTCCCTTCAATAAATAACATATAATTTTCCTCATAAGATTTTTAAACATAAAAATAGACTACATAAAGTAGTCAAATATATTTAACAATATTTTAATTTATTTTTTTAATACACCAAATTCAATATGTTTTTTATTTGTATTCAATTTGTTATTACAAAAAGATTTAACATTAATAATATTAAAATTATCATCTAAAATTATTTCAATATTAGATTTACAATCTGGACATTGAACATTAATTTTTCTCATTATTTTTTTACATCATTCCTTGTTTTATCGTAAATTTGTTTATTATTAATAATTGGAGATTTTGGTCTTCCACCAATATTATCTTCAGGATTTGATTTATCCGCCGAATCAGATACAGTAAATGATGTAGGATGAGGAAGAAAGATATCACTATATCCAGCTTTATTTTCAAAATCACGTTTCTGTTTTTCATCATCAATATCAATTCCAACAATTTTCATAGCTGTCTCATAACTTGATCCTAATTTAGTAAATAAAAATTCAGAAAACTCTTGTTTCATTTCCATGCTCATTTGTTCAGCACTTTCTATCTTAATTGTTGGGGCATACTGGACATCAATTCCATTATCAATTAAAATATTTCTATACCATTTATTTAAAACATTTTCAATCTGTTCTGTTACTTTATCTATATTTTTTATTAGTTCCTTTACAGAAATACTGGCTGTTGTAACAGTTTGTCCTTTATCACTCGCAAGAAATATTATACCTAATGATAATAATTGCTTGCTTCTATAAAAACTAATAGTATCACTATTTATATTTTCTGTTTGAGGTTCAACATATTCAATTGATTCAACAAAAGGGGGAGTAGTAATAACAACTGTCTGTTGTTTCCATGCTTTAAGGAAATTATCATGAGCATATGCCATCTCATCAAATCCTTTTCTTGTACCATCTGGCCCCATAAGCTCATGACGTAATTTTTGGTGTATAATTTTTTTTGCTTTTGATTTTGCATTAATAGCATCTGTATTTTCAAATGTTTCAAGCATTAGGGTAGGAGTTAAAGCTCTAAACATTGGAGTCAAACCATATTGCCTATTTAAATTTCCAATACGAATAACACCAGAATAACGAATATCAAGTTTGGCATACATATCTTTTGATAAAAAAGCGTTATAAACTTCTGAAGGATAATTGTTTTTAATATCTTGATCTATGTTATTAAAAAATAAAGCGTCACCTTTTTTATCTTTTAAATATATTTTTCGTAAACGATTTACTAATTCCGGCACATCTATAAGAAGACAAGGTTCTCCATCTATTTCATAATCACTTACTAAAGCCACCCCAAGAGGATAATAATCAACAATATATTTATTAAATTTATTTTTTCTTAAACACATTAAATAATTGCCTTCAGCATATGCTGTTGGTACAATATTGCGAATTAAATTTTTTATATTAATACTTTTATTAAATCCTTCAATTAATTCTTTTACTTTATCAAGTATTTTTTGTTTATTTCTTCTTTCTGAATAATCGTTATACGATAATATGTAATTTGTATTAACATTGCTTTCTATTGTCTCATATGTTTTTCCAATCATATCATCTTTATTGATATATTGTCTGACTATATCATTAATTGTTTTAATATCAGTTATATTAGATTGAGGATTTATTGCTAATCTTGAAATTAACTCAGGAGTAAGTAAATTTGTTCCTCCTATACCATTATTCAAATATGTAGAATATAATTGATTCGATGGATCAAAATTACTTATTGCTTGTTCAAGCCAACGTTTACCTCGCTCATCAGACGTTATAATTACAGTATCTTTAGAATTATCAACATTTGGAGAAACTAAAATATCAAAATCTTCTTTAACATTAGATTTATCATGAGAAGAAATATTACTTTTAGTTTTAATATTCTTTTTATGTTTTTTCACTTTATTCACCACCTTTCTTTTATTCTTTTAGAAATTAATAGAAGAAACACATTGGGGGGCATGTGAAAAATCAAATTTAGTTTCATCTGATGATATTGTTTGTCCACGCCGTAATTCATAAAGTCGATGAGCAAGCATAATTAAAACATAAAATCTATCATCATGCATGGTATTTTCTTTATCTTTTGCTAAAGCATATGATTTAGCTGTTTTTTCAGCATTTTCATATTTATATATAGAAGTTGTTTCGTTTTTCATCAAATCAATATTCATTAATGAAACTATCTCTTTATCTGATAATTGATATTTTTCCAACGTTTCTCCTGCTATTTCTTTTTCTTGTTTTACAATACTTATAAACTCTTGTTTATATTCATATGGAAATTTGATTACCCCCAAATCCATTAACTCAATAAATTCATCTACCATTTGAGTCCTATATTTTCTTGGGCTAATTAATCTCAATTTATCTATAGCATTGGGATATAAATTTTTATAGCCAACATAAATTTCATTATTTGCATCTATAAGTCCACGATGGCTTCTCCCATCATCTCCCATCCAATCATTTAATAAACCATCTGCGTATGTAGAAACTCCGCCACCGCCAGCGCCTTGATCTATTAATAAAGAATCTATATTCTGATAATCATTATATTGTCCATTATATAAAGATAAATATTTTCTAATTTCTTTTAATTGTCTGTTTGAATCTAACTTATATCCTTTTTTACTAGCACTATCGAATAAATTAACGCAATTCACTATTTCTCCTATATATCCATAATTAGAATCATTAACAATATTCATTACTCCAAGAATAGAATTATCAATAGTCCTTGCCGGATCTAAAGCCATACATATATTTGTATTAGGCTTATATGATAATTGTGGAAAATAAAAGTTTTCGTTTCTACGAATAGTACCCCATTTTATAATTTGATTAACACCGCCATCTCTGGTCGGTTGATTATAATATTCACGCATAGCCTTATCTCTATTTGCTTTTATAGCAGCTTCAACTTTATTCCTAGTTAATAATGGAGCATAAGGCTTACCTTCCATATAAGTAGTAATAGCAGTATCACAAATCATATCAGCAACAAAATAATCTCTATCCCCAGCTAACATTTGTTTTGCAAAATTCTTATAATGCTTATAAAACATTTTACTCATATCATCTTGTGACGAGGCATATAATAACTGAGTTGGACACTTTCTTTTTTGTGCTTTAATATTAAAAGATTTATCCGTTGAAGTTTTAAAATTTGTATCTTGTGCAGCAAATGCTTCACAAACAGCAATAAGTTCATCTGACGAAAAAGCAGCTTCATCAAAAAATACCAAACTTGCACGCCTACTCCTGTTATTATCGGGTTTCCCATTAAGAGTAAAAATTTCACTACCATTATAAAAACTTACATGAAAACCGGATGGATCATGTTGAAATCCATCTTTATTATTTACTGATTTGACTGTTTCTTTTTCAACAATATCTTTTAATGAATCAATAGAAGCAGCAGTTTTACCAATCCTCAAAACAATTTCTTCTATTTTAGTAAATGTTTCTTTACTTTGATTGCCAACTGATGAGACAATATAAATCGCTTGATTTTCATATAATATTGCTTTTAATATCATAAATATCGCACCAAGAAAAGATTTTCCAAAATCACGGCTACAACACCATAATATATGAGATTTATTCCAGCTTTCCTGCAAAAGGTATTTCTGAGCATCAATAAGTCTTATACCTAATAAATCTTCGCAAGCTATACATGGATTTCTTCTATAAAAAGCAATAGATTCTGAATCTGATTCACAAATACGTTTTTTTCTTTCTGACATTAGTTTATGTTTCTTCATAACTAACACCAGCTTTTAATTCATCATTTTCTTTAATTAGTAATCTATTTTTTTCATTTAAATCATCTACTTTTTTATTTAAATCATTGATAATTTTTAATTGTGTTTCATAAACTTCTTTTTTATCATTTTCATCAAACATACTATGGAGTAATATAGCTTTTTGAGACATTTCAATTGCCCAAAGAGTTCCTTCACTTTTCAACTGATCATAATAATCGGCTTCTGCTTTATCAAAATTTTTTTCTCTTAAATCACGCATTAACCATGTAAGCGTTGATTTTCCAACTGCTTTATCTGAACGATTTCTAACTGATATCTCATTTTCTTTTGCAATTTTATCATTACTTGCAACTAAATCTTTTTTAATCACATTAAGTGTTTTTATATCATTAGCATCTTTAATTGGATCAAGCCGAGATATTTTCCTATCACACATCCAAATTTGAGCATTATTATTAACAATTTGAATTATTTGAGATAATTTAAAAGTATCATCAGCAATATCGTCTTCTTCCAAATATGGCGCAAGTTGATTAAATAAAAACTTTCTTGATTCTTCTGGATGCCCCTCAAATGGATCGTAACCAATAATTGCTATACAATGTTCTTTATTCTCTGTATCTTCTTTTGACCATTTTACTTCTTTTTCTTTTTCAAAATCATCTTTTGTTTTTCCAATTTCTCCATTTAAAATAGATTGAGAAAAATCTTGATATTGAAATTGTCGACCATTCATTTGTCTTAAATATAATCCCATTGAAAAATTATTATTATTTTTAATAATAGAATCATATAACGAATAATAATATGGAATATCAAGTCTATAACACATTAATATACAGGCAGTATTAGTCCCATATTTTTTTTCATACGCATCAAACATTTCGTTTACACATTTTTTACATAAGGGAACATAATGAGAATTTTTTTTGTAAACTTCAGACCACGGTGACTTATAAAAAGAACCAACTGGATTTTCTAACACTATGCCACAACGAAGGCATCTATAATCATGAGAATCGTCAAAATTATCAGATGCTTCGATTACTTTAGCTTTTCTCGCCAATTATATCTCCTCCTTTTTTGACATAAAAAAAGACGGCTTTATCCGTCTTTAAATAAAAGTTGAATTTTATTTATCAATTAAACTGCCTTGTTTAACTTCTTTAACTCCATTTTTATCAAAGTATTTTTCAAACTCATCTTCAGCAGTTAAATCATTATAAATTTTTAACATTTCTGGACTGCTCCAACCAAAGAATTCCTGTATAACATGTGATGGTAAATTCATCCGATGCAATTTAGTACAAGTATAATGCCTCATACAATGAAAATAAAAATCAACACCTAAAATATCAGAAAATTCATTTGTCCAATGACTAATATCTTTTCTTTGATTCCATGTAATAGAACCATCGTCATTTATTGTTTTAGAAACAAACATAAAATCACTGTCAATACCTTTTTCTTTACGTTCATTTAACCATAAATTAATATAAGGTTTAGCCCCATATAAAATAAATTTATTTAGTTGTTTTCCAAGTTTTCCAAAACCTTTTGTACGAATTTTATCTGTTTTCCACATTGCATCATAAACAAAGTGGTCAGAATTAAAAAATTCTACTTTCATTTCAAGAAGCTCAGTTTTTCTCATGCCAGAATAAGCGGCTATAGCAACAGCACAAGCACGTTCATACTGCTTTCTTTCTATTAATGTATCAAGCAATTTATCTACTTCATCATCAGGAAGAATTGTTTTTTTTCTTACTACTTCTTTACTAGGATTTTCGATTTTACGTATTATAGGTCTAAAATTTTCAAATTCTTCTTCATCATCTAAAACATTTTCTATATAATTTGAAAGGGAAGATAGACAAGACTTAACTCTTCTAATTCTATTAGGCGACCATCCCCAAGTATTTATTGCATGATTTTGAAATTTAGCAATTTCTCTTTTAGTTAAGATAGGAAAAAATTTATTTTTATTAAATTCCATATTCCATACCCAAAATATTTTTAAATCAGAACGATATCCAACAATTGATTTAGGAGACCTATCAATTGACTGCATATATTCAAGCCAATCTTCTCCAAGTTGCATATTCTCAGGATTTATCTTTGCTATTTTTTCTTTACTTGTTATATTATTATAAACAGTAGTTCTTGCCATTTTCTCACTCCTTTCTTTTTAATTTAAAATAAATAAAGAGTCTAATCTGAGATTAGACTCTTTATACTATATTTAATTTAAATATATTCATTAAGCATAGATAATACTTTATTTATATTTTTTATGTATTCAGCATGATTTTTTGATATATTAAATATCTCTTTCAATGGAAAATAATCATCATAAAATTCTATCATTTTAGTAATTTCTGTTGACAGAATATTTTCATTGTCAGGCACAAAACCTATTTTACTTTCCATAGAATCATCATTATTATCTATAGATTTCTCTCTTTTTTCTCTTTTGTCAGATGGTATCTCAAAATAATCATCTATAGAAAATTCATATATTTCTTTAGTTTCTATAAAAGGTATAATTTTTGAATTACAAGCAGCATGAATATATGTAATATTTGATTCATCATATATATATCCTTCTTTATTCCATTCACTTACATTCCTCCACATTGGTTCACACCAAATGCCAGTATCATTTATGGTAATTATAAATTCTTTATCGTATTTATCAATGATAGAACTTTCAATTTGTACATTTGATAAATTATAATTATATTTAACTAAATTCTCTATAATTTCTCTACTAATATCGTATTTACCTATTATAGAAATGCTATAATATCTGTTTTCTTTACACCCATTTTGAAACTGCTCGTCTATATCTTTTATAAAACTTTCTATATTTTTAAATTTTAAAGTATCTATTTTAAATTCCTTCTTTCGATTAAGCATTTACAGCGTCTTTAAGAGCTTTACCAATTTTAACTTTAACTTTTTTATGAGCGGGGGATATAACAGCAGTACCATCTTTCGGATTCCTACATTCTCTTTCTGCAACATCTGTCGTTTCAAAAGACATAAATCCTGTAAGCTGAACCTTTTCGCCTTTAACCAAAGCTTCAGTAATAATTTCTTCAAATGCTTTAATAGCTTTTTCTGCGTCTTTTTTATTCATTTCAATTTTTGTAGCTAACATATCTATCATTTCATTTTTATTCATATATTTTAAAAAATCTCCTTTTAATTTAATTTATTTATATTTCAATTAATCTTGTTTCTGACGATATAACATTCCCATCTTTATCATGACACATATATAAAAAACCATTTTGCCCTGGCAATGTTAATAAACCATTATTATAATCTAATTTATTTAAATTGCAGCAGCATCCTTGCTCGTACATTTTAATGTTACCTTGAATATAACTTCCAAGTTTATGAGTATGCCCAAGAACAATAGCATTAAAATCTCTATCTTCTCTAAGAAAATGTTCAACTGCTTTTTCTGTAGTTTTCAGCATACCAGAAGAATAACTAAGCGGATGAGCAAATATGGTATGTCCTATTTTTCTAAACCAATTACCATCATAAGAAACATCAATTCCTTCTTCAGAAAATATTTCTGTAATAGGGGAATACCAAATTTCTGTTTTATTAATTCTGTCTTTAACTTTAAAACCATCATTAATAATTAAATCCATAGGAGAATCTGGCATTAAACTCATTAGATCATCATTTAATCTATCGCTTAAATATCTACCAAGTCTATATTCATGATTTCCCATTGTAATAACTACTTTTTTAGGATTAAGCATATGTATTAAATCAATTATAAAATTACGAGACTCTACCATCTCTTGATCTACATTTACTCTATATTTTTTAGAAAAATGAGAACAACTTTGGCAGTCTTCTATATCTCCATTTAAAACTAATGTATCAACTCGTCCAACATAAGATTTAAAAATACTTATCGGAAGATTAAAAGGGACATGAAAATCAGAAACCGCTAATATTCTATTTGCAATATTTAAAGAATTTTTATCCTGTTCAATAATTTCAATTAATCTTTTCATCCCATACATTCTTTTTCTAACTTCCGATTCATTAAAACAATTTCCTTCACCAAATAAATATTCACTAAGTTCTTCATATGGGGTAGAATCTGATTTGTTTACTAATTTATTAATTACTAAATTTTTTACGTCTTGATATGTAACCTTTATTTCTCACACCACCAAACAATTATTCTTCATCACTTGATATATCATCTTCTGACATATCTACATTGTTTTCATTTTTTACTGTAGCAGTTATTTCAAATGATAGATTATCTTCAAATACTTTATGTAAAAGAGATATTAAATCTTGCTCTTCTCCGTCAATATAAAATTTATCATTTACTATCTGTGCTTCTTTTATCTTTAAATCTCTTTTAGTAGTATCCTTAACACTAATTGCCAATATAAAATCCTTCTTTCATTAATCATTAATTATTTTTTAGTAATTCTTTAACAGTAGTTTTTCGTATTTTTGCCACAATAGAAAGGGCAGGGAGGTCATCATTATTTACATAATGTGTCTTACCTCGTGATTTTTTAGAATAACTTGCTACAGACAAGTTATAATGTTTTCCTTCAGCAAGTATTTTTTTATACTCGTTATATTCAATTTTAATCATTATTTATAAAAATTCATCCATTTCTTTATTAAATTTTGGGTAAATACCCAATTGTATATTTACTTATATATGATATTATGTTATAAGGAGAAGTTTAATTAATTTTAAAAATAAAAAAATTATTCATTATCATAATCATCATATTCTTCATTATTAGAACATTGAAATCCTATAGCATCTGTATTACATTCCTCTTGGTTCTTATTTATTGTTTTATTCCACTCATTTATCTTATTAGTTGGCTTAATTTTTAACGCTTCTATCCACGTACAAATATAATTAAGTAAAGCATCCATAATTGGCAATATAAAAACACCAGAGACTAGTCCTAGTATATATTTTTTCAATAACAACACTCCTATATATTTATTTTATATTTATTTTTAAACTTGAATTTGCAATACTAATTTTAGTAGTCTTACACATGTCGGCATACTTATTCTCTAATACCGTTTTTAATGTCTCTTTTGCAAGTTTTGAGCCATGATGTAATATTAGTCGATTACAATTAATTGAGCTATAATAGGCTAACAATTGGTCAAAAGGAGCATGTCCGCTAAAAGATTTTAAACTATAAGTAGCACACTTTACAGGATAAATTTTAGTATCAATAGTAACCGTTTTTGTTTTATTGTTTTTTAAAATACTTGCTAAACTTCCTTCACTTGAATAGCCTACGAAAAGAATTGTTGTATTAGGATTTCCCACCAAAGCTTTTAAATGATGCCTAACTCTGCCTGCTGTACAAAAGCCACTGCTACTTAAAATGATACAGGGTTTATCACTGCTTATTAGTGCCTTACTATCTTCAGGATCTTCTGCAAATATTAAATTATCCCAATTAATCAAATTATCAAAATCACTTTTATCCTCATCCTGTAATATATTTTCATACTCTTTAAATATTTTAATGGAAAGGGGAGAATCAATATATACAGGTACATCATAATTATATTTATTACATATTTGATAAATAATATAGGCTAATTGCTGACATCTGCTTTGTGCAAATGTAGGGATTAACAACTTACCTTTATTTTCAATAACTTGTGTTTCTATTATTGTTTTTAATTTTAATAAATCATTTTCTCTTTCTTTATTACTAACTTTTAAATCTGGTCTATCTCCATATGTAGATTCGCCAATAACGGCGTCACACTTAGATATGGGGATAAATTTTCCTACAAATCTGTTATCTACAATTTTATTACCTATATCACCTGTAACTAAAATTGTTCTTGTGACATTATCGACTGTTAAATATAATAAAATTTGACAACTGTTTAATAAATGTCCAGATGGAATAAACTCAAATTGGAACTCATTATCAATGATATATTTTTCTGAATCACCTATTTGATATTCATAGATATAATCTAATAATTTCTTTACATCATCTTCAGTAAACAAAGGTGAATATTTTTTACCATGTTGCTTATTAATTACTTCAATGTCTCTTTCATTAATAAACGCACAGTCATTAGCCATTATTTGAAACATTTCTTTTGAATTTTCTGGTACAATTATTTTTCCAATGAATCCATCTTTAACCAATTTTGGTACTAACATATTATGGTCAAGATGATTATGAGTAATAAATATATAATCAATATCTTTAATCTTAAATTCTTTAAATTTTCTGTTATTAACCAAAAAATCTTTGTATTTATCATTTGTTTGATGCAATCCAGCATCTACTAATATTTGATGACTTGGTGTTTTAATATAAATCATAGAACCAGTTACATCTTCAGCAGAAGGGGAGTCAACAAACGATATTGTTATCTTGTCTTTTCTTTTGGCAATAATTTTCACCATCTTTCGTTGTATTCCGATACAAAAAATAACTCCCACAAATAGGGGAGATATAAACATTTCGGTATGTTTTAATAATACTCTTGATGGGATTTGAACCCATATTTCAAAAGAAGCGTGATTTTGAATCACGTGCGTCTGCCAATTCCGCCACAAGAGTTGATTTTAAAAGGCTTATAGCAAAACTGCCATTCAGGAACATAAGCCAAATCCCATTCAGTTTAGTCGCTCTGACAAGCGGATAGGGGAAATAACCCTATCAAAATAGAAAGGAGTGTGACAAGGTACAAAACGGCGATAATAGGACTTGAACCTATCCTCTAAGAATCAAAATCTTATATGCTACCACTACATCATATCGCTATAATACCCGAATAAACGGGCAAAATTTATTTTATTTTTTTAAATACATTTTTCATTATGTAATTTATTTATTTTCTGTTTATATTGTTTTGTTAATTTTGATTTAACTATAATTATATCTTTATTTTTTATACCTAAATTTGATTTAAAATCCTCATACTTACCATTAATACTAATTCCATTTGTTAATTTCACTTCTGTTTCACTTATTGTTTTAGATAACTTTTGAGCAATAACATCAGACATAGCATTTAAGATCTTTATTACTTCATTAATTGAATAACCTGTTATATTACTGATTTCTTTTGCTATATATTTTTGATTATAATATTGTTTTTTATTAATTTCAGTACCTCCAAATTAATTTTTAGGTATGAAGTAGGGTAAAATCATTATAATAATAGATTAGAAATTACCCTCTCCATAGTAAAATAAAAATAGTCCTAAAACTAGGGCGAAATTAGACCTTGAAAACCGAATTAGACCATTTTTTTGTAATTTTTATAAAAAATATCATATAAATTCATTTCTCCATTATCACATTTTTCAATAACAGCAACTTCATCTTTTGATTGTAATATGGCATCTACAAAGCTTTTATTTTCACATAAAAATAGCAACTCAAGTAAAATATTTTTATATTTTGTTTTATCTATTTCTTCTATTGACATAAGAAGTTTATACATGGTTGAAAATCCTATTGTTTCTGAATTAATTTCTACGACAAGCTTCTCCCAAATTAAATTATACCTCTCAAATTTTTCTGCTCTGCTAATTTCTAACGAAAATAAAAGATTTCTATCAGCAATAAACTTATCAAGTATTGTATATATTTTTTTTATTTGTGATTCATTTACTCCGGAATAACGATATTTTTTATTATCAAGAATAGAAACAAAAGGTAACCAATCCTTTTTATACGGATTTTTTACTCTAAACCCATTAACAATACTTTGCAAATAATCCATAGAAGTGTGATATTTACTATAATTTTTCTTTTCTGGATTGTAATACCCTTTCTGTTTAGCTATATGAGCAAAAAAATGAGGAATTTTCTTTTTATTATATTCATCTGTTAAGAAATCATTATATTTCTGACGAATCTTATTAAGTTCTTTTTTATTATTAACATCAAATTCTTTTTTAGCTTTATCTATTTCTATTCCAGACATTACATCTAACTGACAAATATCAAAATATAAGTCTTCAACATCTTTATAAGATGCACCATTATACATTTTATCCCAAAGAAGAGAATTAAGTTCTTGCGATAAATTAATAATTTCCCCAATAAGATTTACAGAAGTTTTAACATCTAAATCAGCTTGTTGTTCTGGAGTATAATATCTTTTAACCTTTCTTGCATTTACAAACGAAGTTGGCGTCTTAAAAGTTTGATAATTCCTTTTAGCTGCACGAATTAATATTTCATTATCTGTAAGCATTACAGTGTCACTATCAAAATCTGCACCACTTAATCGTTGTAAAACATTCTCTCCAATAGAATTTATGCAAATAATTTCATTTGTAAGATTAAAATAACAATCAACCAATTTATTTTCAGTGTTATAAGGTAACCATATATTACCCATAGTTACATGGGGACTTCTTGAGGCCAATAAAATTTTATTATAAGAAAAACGTGTGCTATGTATGTTTCCTATTCCTATTTGAGATTTTCCATTAAATCTTCCTATAGTTTGCTGTAACATTTCAATAGGGTTCCCCAATAGAGTAGAATAATTTCCATGAACTAATACGTGTCCATTTTTTAAATTTTTATAAAACGAAGCTAACAAGTCGTGTAAAAACTGTTGATAATATTTAGTTTTAGTAAAATTATCATTTATACACATTAAAGAATAAACAACATCATTTTTATTTAGCATTGGTTTTGATAATGGTTCAAGCTCGTCTATATCTGGATACTTAATATAATATCTTACAACAGCAGGATTATCTCTTAATTTCTGTGCAAAATCTAATGATGGTTGTAACAATTCTTCCATTTCATTTTTTGAAAGCTGATTTGTATTTATTAACTGATAATGTGTCTGCACTAATTCTCCATCAAAAAAATGAGTTTTTTTATCATGTTTAACTATTCCAAATTTAGGATATAAATTATTTAACCAATTATCAAGCGTATCAAATTTCAAATATTTAATACTACTTGGAGTAGTAATCAATTTTACATCTTCAATTCTTGTTGCTCTGGTTTTCCCGTTTAGTTGAGAAATATCTGTAATATTATTATCTTTAAACCATTGCTGAATATTACAATTAAAACAGCATGACTTAAACATTAAATTACGAAGTAAAAGCATTCCATAATTTTTATATTTTCCAAAAAGAGATTTATCCATTAACGATTGACCATCCCAAATGGAATTTGATATTTGTACATTTTCTTCATTAGTTGTAAGACAACCATTTATATTTCTGGTCGCAATAACGTCTTCTGTAAATAAACTTTCATAATCATCTATAACAAGAATATTTTCTGGATTTATTGAAATAGTATCAATAATGCTACTCGATGGTAGAGAAATATAACTTTCAAATGCTGCTAAATCAATCTCTTGTCCTTGTTTTAAAGATATTCCCCCAGAACTAAATTTTAGCATTGGAGCAAATAAAGGTTCATTAATAAATAAACATTTGCCTACTCTGGCAGAGCCCGAAGACCTTTTAAACCTTACAAAATTATCATTATTACAACGAAATCCATTTTTATATAATTCTTTTCTTAATTCAGAGTTTGTTTTTATTGTTTTTGGTTCTTTAACTTTCTTATATTGAATTTGAGTTTCTTTTATTTTTTTCTTATCTTTTTTATCTAAAATATTTACATTTGTTACAGAAAAATATTTATTTAATTCTATTGGAATATTTACTTTTTCGCCAATTTTAATTCCTACAACTTCACCATTATAATATGCAACACAATCATCAAAAATTAAATCATTATAGTTATATCCAAATTTGACAAATGTGTTTTTATTCATTTGATTCCATTCTTTTACTGAATACTTGAAGGTAACATTAATTACATTTGTAGTATATTTATGTTTTTTAACTGTAAAATAAAAATCATTTTTCCGATATTTTTTATAATAAATTTCTTGTAGTTCAATTAAATCAAGACTAAAATCAAAACTATTTATAAATTTTCGTAAGTTGTATTGTCCATCTTTAAATTTTAAATTATATCCGTCTGAATTATTATTAATATAATTAGACGATAAATAAATATCTTTTGCGTCAATGGATGGTATGTAAATTCCTTTATTAATTAGTAATTCCTCCTTAATCGGTATTTTAACATTTTGAATATATTTACTAATAATAGGACTAAATATAATAATTAATTTTAATTAATCATCAAGTTTACTCATTTTTAATTTTCTATTATTGGCAATTTTGACATTATAATATTTTACAAACACTCTTGCATATTTAACTTGGACATCTTTTGTATATACATCAGTATTAGCTTCATTTGTAATATCCTCCGGAGATTTGCCATTTGTATTTTTACTATTTTTATATTTCGTAAATACAGATACACATCGTTTGTTATCCAGTTCATTCTTATATGTAATATAAAATTTTTTAAATCCTTTGAGAAACGATGCTTTTAAAGACGTCAAATTTCCTTCCCAAATACCAGAATGAAGTGTAATATATTTAATAAAATCATCCTTACCTAATTCCTTATAAATATTTTCAATAGTTTCAGAAGCATTAATAACTCCATTAGATATTGTAACATCAGCAGTTTTAAGTTTATATCCAACGGCAGACAAACAAGAAATTAAGCTATTTAAAGTTTTATCTTTACCTCCAAAATATCTACCATTTAAAATTCTATTTTTTGATTGTGGCCTGTGTTTTGTATTTGTAATTACAAACCAATCATTTTCTTCTTGAAAAGACAACCCTTTTCTAACCTCACATCGAATTTTCTTCCATCCCATTTCTTTGCAAATAGCAATTGTATGTTGCCCATCAACAACATTGTATTTGCCATCTCTAAGACTTACACAAGGGGCATTTACTTCATTCTTATCGAAATGTTCAACCTTATCTCTTACAAATTCCTCATCAATAGGCCGTTGATAGGCTAAACCAGAATGCAGTAAATTAATATCAATAAACTCAAAATTTCTCTTCATACTATCATTTTTATTTGTTAATACATTTATAATTCCCATAATTAGTCTTCTCCTTTTAGTTTAGTATTTTTAATTCTTTCTTTTAAAATTTCCATTTTCTCAATTAAATTTGATATACAATCTACAGCAATGTTTCTTTCTTCTAAAGTAATCTGTCCATTAATATTATGTCTTTCAAATAAAACATCAAAAGCAACCTCAATAGGTTCTTTAAAATTTGCTTCAATACATTCAACTTCATTTAAAAAATTCCAATAATCATCAGCATTTTTTGGTATTTTCATATCAGCAATAATTTCTTTAATATTATCTTGTGGTAAATCAACTATATCATTTACCTTATAATCATTTTGCGTATTACTATGTATATTATCAGGTTCTATATTTTCTTTTGGTTTTGTGATGTCTTTATATCCTGCACTGATTTTTGTTTTACCAGACAAGACTTCTTGCTTAACCTTTTCATTGTCTGAATTTAAAATCTTAGCTCCCATACGATATGTTTTTTCTGACACTCCGGCAATTTTAGCAAGTTTTTCTGATGTTCTTTCCAATTTATCTGTTGTATTCCGAGTGGGTAAATTTACCACATCGGAATACTGTTTTAAATTATGCATAGAATTTTCTTTTGCTTGTTTTTCATAAATAGGGCGATATTTTTCAGCTACAGCAATTCTTTGAATAGGGGAGAGATTTCGTCTACCTAACTGAATATCAAGCATCCACTTCATAACTTCTTCTTTTGTCTTATATGCAAGTTTTGCAGTAACAAATTCAATATTATGTTTTTTACAAATTGAATATCTATTATGTCCATCAGCAATATATCCATTCCATTCCATAATAGGGCAGTTAATATCAAATCCTTTATCTACAATATTTTTCTCTAATTTTTTATACTCATCGTCAGTTAATGGTGGTAATAAATTTTTTAATTCTTCATCAATTTTTAACTCTTTCAATATTTTATTCTTCTCCTTTTTTTAATCCCACAGGTTTTCCGTTTCTTCTACTTTTTCAATACAATCGTTAATTTCATTGTTAATCTTAATATATTTATATAATCCTTTATCTACATAATCAGATAAAATTTCACTGTCAAAAATAATTTGCCTTCCAAAAACATCTTTAAGCGTATATGTGAATTCTTTATTTTCGTTCTCTCTTAAATAATAATATACTTCAATTGCAGAAACTTGATAAAATTTACCAGTAATAGTATCAATAAATCCATCATTAAGATTGTATTCAGATTCAAGATAATACTCATTCCATTCATCAGGGTTAATCTCTTCTGGATAATTACCATCAGGATAATGTTCTGTTTTTATTGTTGTCGGACTTGTTTGACTTGAATAAGCAGTAATGGTTGTACAACCATCATTCTTAATATTAACTATTTCAACAATCAATCTCCAACCGTCTTCTTCATACATTTCTCCTAATTTTGCTTTACTAAAATATTTCATAAGAACCTCCTAAGTTTTACATATGTATTTTTTTATCTTATTTTACTTATTATTAATAATAAAATTTAAACTATAATTTTTAATTGATAAGTTAATCAACCTAACCATTAGAATATATTTTTCTTTATTATTAATAAATAAAATTAACTAATTTTATGGTGTTCTAACCACTCATGATAATCAATTCCTTCATGTTTCATCCACTCAGATAGTTCCACACCCAAATTCAGCAATCTAATCTCTTCCTCGTGTTTCTCAATATATTTATTTAAATATTGTTTACTATCTAATTTTTCAATATATTTTTTCATATACTCAGTTATAATATCTTCAATATTTTCTGATGTAACATCCTGATGTTCTGTAGAACTATCTATTTCAATTTTATCTTCCATAGTTCTACTTGAATCTGTATCTTTGTCATATAATATCATTGTAGCTATGTATTTGTTCTTATTAATATCTTTTTGCTTATAAGTAACTATAATTGAATAATTTTCATCATAAATGAATTCTAATGTTGTTCCTAAATAATTTTTAATCATATAAATTCCTCCTATTTTCTAATTTTCTAATTAAATATAAATAAATTTTAAATAATAATTTTCTAATGACTAATTTATCAACTCACTCTAATAATTTTATTTTTTATTATTAATATAAGTAAACTTTAACTTATTTTTCTACTTTGACAGCTTTTCTTCCTATCTTTCCTTCTGCATATAATTTTTTAAATCTTTTTGAAGCAGCTTCTTTTTGTTCATTTGTCATTGTTTTTGATGAACATCGAATACTTATATATTTTTTAGGAAATTTATAAGTCCTTCCCCCATTCAGTAGTTGAAACAATAGAAAATTCTTTTGGATTTTTTCAACTAATTTATTTAATTTAGTTTGCCACGTTAAATCACTGGCATATGCTTCAGCATAATTATCTGTTCTATTTGCATTAATATGTAATTCTTGTTCTTCTATATCTAGTCCCATATTTGTTTCTCCTTTAAATAGCTTTATTGAGCCATACTTCTATGTATTTACCATCTAAATTGTATTTTGTTTTTAACCCATCATGTTCAAATCTTAATAAATCACAAATTTGATATGTATAATAACAATAATCTCTTTTACCATTTCTAATTTGTTTAAGTACGTCATTAATATAATGACAATATCTCATCCAATTGGTTGCACCATCATAAGCACCATTTAGCTCTTTATTCCAAGAACCAAGCTCTCTTGTAAATCGTCCTGTAATTTGTTTATTAACCACAGAAGGGGATACCAGTATTTTTATTAATTTAAATTTTTCTTGCCATTCACCATCAGATAAATATCTTATTGGTTTTTTAGATGTAATTTCGTGTTTAATCTCTTGTAAAGTTTCAAATTTCATTAATTATTATTCGCCTCCATAGAATAAAATTTTAATTAGTAGGTTTTCCTTTCTCTCCTGCAACTTGACATTTTACTGTTCTTATTTTTCCTCCTCATTAATTGGTTTAATAAAATCATATTTTTCAAAAACATTTACGTTCCGAATCTTATTCAAATATGAATCGTCATCATATTTTTTAGACAAAGTGTTATATTTGTTATTTTCCGATAGCACATAGTTATAAACATCTAATATATCTTCTCTTGTATATGACTTTGCAGCTAAACTATTTTTATTTATTTGTAAATACATTTGAGCCAATCTTCTACGATTATTTACATTTGTCATATTTTTTGCGACATACTTATAAGAAGATTTATTTTTTTGTTGATTAATTGCAAATGTATCAATATATGCTCTGTCGCAATATCTGCCATAAACATTAATCAATTGTTTTAAATTTCCCTCATCATCTAAAGTAAAATCATTTTGGTGATAGATATATAGTAAATTAATTGATTCCAAAATTTTATTGTATTCAATAATACTCCTAGCAGAAATACCCGTTATTTTTTCCAGATAATCAATTGTAAAATTTCCAACAACTCTTGTTTTATGTTGATATGGATTAATATAAACATCAATTTTACTGCTAAAAGTTCCTACTAAATAAATAAAATACCTTAACAAAAGAAAATTATTTACGTTTTTTACTTTAAAAATTTTAAGTATTTCCTGAAATGTTATTATTGTAAATTTTATTTTTTCAGTATCAATCCATAGTTTTGAGCAATCCAATATATAATTTTTTTGAATTTCTCCTTCTTTAATCAACAAATTATTTTTAATTAATTCATCAAGTCCTACTTTTATGTAATTAATAAAACGTCTTGGTTGTACTGTATCTCCAGTTAAATAGAATCCAATTTGAGTAGGTGAAATGCAATGTTTTGTAATTTTTGTAGTAGTTAATATTTTTAATACACAATATGTTGCAATTGCATAATTTGAATATTCTGCTGAATGAGTAACATCTTCCGATAAAAATAAAGCAATATCATTTTGATCTTCTATAAGACAAATCCTCCTTTCTCTTATATTTCAGATGATATTTTTCCCCATGGTGCAAAAAATGGTCATTTTCTGTTCATTTATCTAGGAGACGTGGTGAACTAAACGTACAAAAACTTACCACTTTTTGCAGACAATTCATTAAACTATATAATTCAATAAACAATGATATATATACGTCTCCTTATATATACGTCTCTTTAAACTTTTTATCTTTTTTATTTTTCTATATAATCATAATCATCATCAAATATAGTTGGTTTATATTCTTGCTTAGTTATATCATCTGTTAAATGATATTTAATTAATAAATTATTTACCATATTTTCAAATGAATCTCTAATTGATTCATTATGTTCTATTGCATCTAATGCAAAACAAGTTTCTAATCCATTTTCATAAGAATAATCTTCTTGTAACTGTTGAATATCTATATTAGGATTTAAATTTTCTAATTCTATGTATAAGTTATGGTATAGCTCAATACGAGATATATTGAAGTATTCCATTAATAATTTATATTTAGGAAACATTTTTCTTGTCCAAGAGGACATTCTATTTTTCTTTGGTTGAATTATCTGTTGTTGATTTTGTTTTTCTTCTATATTTGATAATCTATCTGAAATAGGTTTTAATGTATTATTAATAATAGAAGATATAGAATTAGCCAATGTATCATAATTTAATTCTTGTAATTGTAATTTTTTTGTTGCTAATTTTAATCCTTGTTCACATGCTATAAAATATTGTCTTGCTTGTTTATGTTTTTCTGTATTACCAGTCATTGATAATTGTTTTGCAAAATCAGAGGTAATTTTATAATCTGTTTTAAAATTTGGATTATATCGTTCTTCCTTAATGACGTACGGAAAGTAATCAGTCTTTTCTTCTGCAAATTTATTATTTGTTATATTTTTCTTACACCATCTTGAAAAATTACTTGGGTTTAATTCTAAAAATTCATATAATTTAGATGCTGTAGTCATACCATTTTCATCAATTTGTAAAGCAATTTCTATTGGTGTCTGATTTGATACTGTTGTTAATTTTAAATTGTTCATATATACATTCCTT